ATGCAAATTGGCTATATTCGTGTGTCAACAAATGACCAGAACACGGATTTACAACGCAATGCACTGAACTGCGCAGGATGTGAACTGATTTTTGAAGATAAAATCAGCGGAACGAAATCAGCCAGACCGGGATTGAAAAAACTGCTCAGAACGCTATCAGAAGGAGATACGCTGGTTGTCTGGAAGCTGGACAGACTGGGCAGAAGTATGAAACACCTGATCACGCTTATTGAGGAATTGCGGGACAAAGGTGTTAATTTCCGTAGTCTGACGGACAGCATTGACACATCAACACCCATGGGGCGTTTCTTTTTTCACGTCATGGGGGCTTTAGCCGAAATGGAACGTGAATTAATTGTAGAGCGTACACTGGCCGGGCTGGCAGCAGCACGCGCACAAGGACGCATTGGCGGACGTCGCCCGAAGTTGACAAAAGAACAACACGAGCAAATAGCGAGGCTGATTAAAAACGGTCATGACAGGAAACAACTGGCGATCATTTACGACATCGGCATATCGACGATTTATCGTTATCACCCTGTAGGCGATATACAGGCTGAAGAAACAACCAGGCAGACTCAGGAAAATAAAAACCGCTAATCTGACCATTAGCGGTTTTGCGTTAATCAAAACAGCCCTTTAACGGAGCTGGCCGCGCTGTTAAGGGATGATGTGACCTTATCTTTGAAGCCGGACAGCATATCACTGAACGATGAGGATTGCAGGCGCTCCCGCAAATCCTCATCACAGCGTTCAAGAGTCAGTGAAAATTCTATCTTTTTCGCCTTACCGTAGCGATCAAACTCGGAACGGGTCGTATTCGTTTCAGTCAGTACATACATGCCGTAAATCTGCCCGACACCATCAATCAGAGGCCAGGGGCGTCCTGTATATGCCTGCGTGGTCAGCAACGAAAGCGACACTTCGCCACCTGTAATTTCAGGATAAAGCACGCCGGAAAGCACGATGCGATCATCACCTGCGCCGATATACTGCCAGCTTGCTGAACGGTTAACGCGTTCATTTTTCACATGCCGCCAGCTTTTGTTTTGCTGTAACTGCTGATGCGGCAATGTGCGCAGCTCAAAAACAAACATGCCGTAGATCATCATCATGGCCATGACTCCTCAATCTTTATCGTAAAAACTGCCACGTCCGGCACGGTCGCGTCGTTCCAATTCTGCCCTGACCATTTCACCGACCAGTTTCGCCAGTTCGCGGGGATTCTGCGTAACAACGTTATGCAGATGAACATGAATTTCACCGCCAAATCCGGAGACAACAGGCTCCCGGTTACGGGAAGTTGCAGGAACTGATGCCACTGGCGATCGTATGGCCTCCGCCACCGGGCGGGAGCTGGCCGCAACAACAGGGACCAGCGCCGGAGGCAGAGGAGTCGGGACCACGGGTATGATGTTGATTGCGGAAGCAGGCTTACTGACCTGCGCAATCTTCCGCTCCTGCCACTCCCCACGAACAGCAAGTGCGCGGGGCAGGTTCTTAAAGACAATATCGCCGGGGCCAATGCGTTTTTTCGTCTCATCAACCAGCTTACCTGTGTTATCAGCAATTTTGCTGAGTCTGCGTAGCGTACCGGTATTGCTGTCTGTGAGCGGTTTGTTGTCTTTGGGTTTATCACCTCCGGTGCCATTGCCATTTTCCACAGGCTTCGGCGGATTGATTTTCGCCAGGTCCCCCTGAAGCAAGGCAACCTTGTCCTGAAGAATGGCCGCACGCTGTGCGTCTTCGATTTTCTTGCGCGCCCTTTCCGCTTCATCCGGAAGGACGCCAAGTTTTTCAAGTATCCACGCCAGCGTATCCAGTAGCATTTTTGCAGGCGTCAGAACAAGTTGTAACGCACCGCCAAGAACGTTACCGAATATCTCGCCAGCACTGGTACATTTATCCAACGTTTCCTTGCTGGACTCCATCGGTGACAGCAGCGATTTAAACCAGTTAAACACCTGGCTGATCCCGCTTCCGATTGCGTCAAAAACAGGACCAAACCGTTCAAAGGTTTCGCGCAACGGGGCCAGCCTTTCCATAATCCCGCTGAACACCCCGGCAAAAAATGCCCTGATGGGATCCCAGTATTTCCAGATAAGAACGGCAGCTCCGGCAAGTGCAGCCACGATAAGACCAACCGGACTGAACAGCGCCCCGATAGCGCCTCCCAGTAAAGAAACGGAACCCGTCACCATTCCCCATAGTGCTGGCAGGACCCTGACAGCATTCATTGATCCGGTCAGGAGAGAAAAACCAAGACGCAGTTTTGCCAGCGGACCAGCAAGCACACCAATAGCCAGCGACAACGAGCCAACCGTTGCAGTCATTGCCAGCAACGCACCGCCTGCTATCAGTAGCTGGCGCGTCAGTGCCGGATGGGCCTGCGCCAGCGCCGTCACCCTTGATACCACCCGCGTGAGCCACTGCGTGACAGAACGCAGCGGACCGTCAATCAGATCTGCAATGCGGATGCGCAACCCTTCCCATGCACTGCCGAGTGATTTCAGATCGCCGTCAAGGTTGTTGGCCATAACCTTTGCTGTGCGTTCAGCCTCACCGCGCGCGCCTTCAAGTTCTTTTCTCAGTTTGGGTAAGGAACCGTCACCCGCTGCATCAACGAGCGCCATAAACGATGTGAAAGCCTCTTCTCCGGCAATGTCCTTAAAGAACGATACCCGGTCAACTTCCCCGTATTTGCGGGTGGCTTTATAAAGGTCGGCCAGCACATCCTCCATCGGGCGCATTTTGCCGTTCGCGTCAGAGACTGCCACACCAAGCTCTTTCAGCGCCTCTGCTGCCGCCTTTGGCGGTGATGCCAGACGAGCCAGGCTGGCACGCATTGCCGTCCCGGCATCACTTCCCCTGATACCCATATTCGCCAGCACGCCCGCCATCGCTGCGGCCTGCTCCAGCGATATTCCCAGCTTGCCCGCCACCGGACCTGCATATTTCATGGTTTCGCCCAGTGCGCGAAGGTCAGTGTTGGTACGGGTAAACGCTGCGGTGAGCGTGTCACCGACCCGGTCCATCTGGTCGGCAGAAAGGCCGAACTGCGTCAGGATGTTTGAGCCAATATCCGCCGTCTCGCCGAGATCCATACCGCCAGCCGTTGCCATGCTCAGCACACCGGGAAGCGCAGCCTGAATGGCCTGTGGTGTGAAGCCAGCCATTGCAAGAAATGCCTGTCCACTGGCGGCATCTCCAGCGGTGAACTGCGTTTCAGAGCCAAGTTTTAACGCCTGCTCACGCAGCGCCTTAAACTGTGGGCTGTTCTGGTCGATTCGCGTCAGCGCCTGAACGCGGGACATCTCTTTCCCGAACCCGATCGCAGGCTGCAAAAAACGCCCGGCAGCATAGCCGCCCGCCGCTGCCGCACCAGTTGCCAGCGCACCACCTGTTTTCAGTTTTCCCGCGGTTTCCTGCACGCGCGAATACCGCTCACGCGCCCGCGTTACACGCGCAAGCGACTGCCGTTCGCGTTCAAGCTGGTTGTTGTACTGTTCGGTGCGTCTGATGGCCTGCTGGATGGTGTTATCGCTGCCTGTCAGGGAAATGCCGTGGCGTTTCAGCTCTCCGCCAAGCTCCCGCATTTTCTGAATTTCCCGTGTGCGCGATTCATTCAGGCGTTCAAGCCGGGTGCTTAACTGCTGCATCAGCTTTTGTTGTTTTTCGCTGAGCACTGTACCCGTGCGTTGTAACTGATTAAGGGCGTTAAGCTGGCGTCGTGCTTTCAATATGCCAGCATCCGCTTTACTGACAGCGTCACGGGCGCGCTCAAATGAACGCGCCTGACGCTCGAGATTTTTGATCGCCCTCTGCGTTCGCTGGATGGAGTCACCAAACTGCCCCATCAGGCGGCGGGCGTTTTCGGCAGGCCGGGTCAGCCTGTCAACGGCGCTGAAAGCGACCCGGATATCAAGAGTCTTCATTGTCTGCATTCCCGCTGCGAAGTGCCGCCCGCTCACGCCAGCTAACCACTTCGCCGGGCGTCATCATGAAGATTTCGGCGGGCGACCAGTTAAAAATGGCGGCAATATCCGCCACAAAGTCTTCTATGTGCTCAAAGCACACAACCGTGATCAGGCTTCCGTCGCCTGTTCGTTCTTCCCGCCAGAGTCCGCACCGCTCAAAAAATTTACGGCAACCACACATAACTGAATAAAGTCACGGGATGCCATTTTTTTGATCGTCACTTCATCCAGTCGCGGTGATGTCACGCGTGACAGCAGCGTAAACATGGATTCCGCTTTCAGATTCAGCACATCAGACAGCGACAAATCTCGCAGAGATCCAGCCTGCTCAATAGCCCCGGTGATCTCCACATACGTGATTTTTTCGCCACCTCGCTCAATTGGTTGGGTAAGTTTTACGCCACGCTCACTGGTTTCTTTCACAGTGTCAGTAACTACCGTGTTTTCGGTATCGATGTTTTTCGTCTCTTTCATCAGGAAACTCCTTTCAGTCAGAGGCGACGCACTGCGCCGCCTGCATATTACTTATCAGCCAAGCCCAAGCGCGGAACGGATACGGTCAGGCACAATGTCCTTGCCGTCCTTCCGGTAGATGAAGTTCAGCAGGTCAATCTCCCACAACGGGCGATCGTTAACACTCAGCTTGTAGTAGGTGTTTTTAATGGCGTAAGTGTGTGATGTGGCTTCGCCCTGTTTGGCTTCCCCCATATCAATTTCCGTCACACGTCCGCGCATTTCGACTTCATACAGGTCGCTTTCTGCATCGGTGTAGTATTCACCCGCAAAACGCAGCAGCGTGCCGTCAATCGTGCCGCCATACTTAAGGAACAGCTCACGAACTGCGCCCCCCATGACAAAGCTCGCATCAAGCGCGGAGTCGTCCAGACCGAGATCAATACTTACCGCACCCATCATGCCACCACCCCGGTAGCTGTCGGTTTTGCGCGTCAGCTTAGGCAGAGTGACGGACGTCACCTTACCCACTTCGTTTTCACCATCCACAAACAGCGTAAAAAAGCGAAGATGTTTTGGTACAGCCATCAGGCACCTCCCAGCACCGCAAATGCGGGACCAAAGAATTCATCAGTAAACGTCTGGTAAAGCTCCATGTCTTCCAGTGGCGGAACGGGCGTATATTTGTAGCGAATACGCACACGCCCCTGACGTAAATCCGTGGTGCTGTTATCCACCACGTCATACCAGCACTCCGCGCCAATCAGTTTCCCGGCAGTAACCAGTGAATCCAGTTTTGCCCTGATGGCACTGATAACATCCTTCACGTTCGCAGGCGTCAGTGGACTGTCGATGGTTTCAAACTGCGCTTCCGCAATTGAATCAGCCAGCACCTGTGCGGTTCGGGTATACACCTCAAAGATGTAGGCGTTCGTTTCCGGTGTGCGGTTGCCCCAGAAGCGGAACCCGTTGCGACGAATAATGGTCGTGATTTCTTTGTTGTTGAGGCTGTTGGCATCGCTGTCTTCGGCCTGCAACGACCAGAACACATGCCTCGACATCCCCAGCACATTTTTAACCGGAACGTTGGACAATGATTTGTGCCAGCCCTGCTCATGGTCAATGTACGCACGAAGGCCGCACGCATAGGCAGGCGCGGGGAACGTTTCGTTTTTGCCACTTTTCGGGTTGTAGGCGATGAAGTCAGGCCATAAGAGCATCACCTCACGTTCGTTGAATTTCTGGCGGTAGGTAATCGCATCAGCCATCGTGTCACAGCCATGACATGAGGCATACACAAACGCGCGCAGTTTACCCGCAATCACGCACAGGGATTTTGTTACAGCCTCCGTGTCCAGCTCCGGCGCGGCCAGAATACGCGGACGGTATCCGATGCTTTCATCCTGCTCTGCAACAAGCAGCGCATACATCCCCGTATAGCTGCCGTCATCCTCAGAACCACCGATAACCAGTTGATCCTGCGTCTTTCCGTCTTCTTCTTTGTGTTCAGCCACGCGAACGACGATCACCTTTGTGCTCACCTGGTCTGCGATGGCCTTGAGCGCACGATAAAGCGTCCCCGTTGTCCCGCATTTTCCCAGCACGTCATTGACGCGGGTCAGCAGTGTGGGCTTGTTCAGCGGGAACAGCTTCGCGTCCGCATCATCCGCCGTTGCCACGATACCGATAACGCTGGAATCAACATCGTTAATCGCTGTTACCAGGTCGGTACTTTCCGTAACACGGGCACCATGAAAACGAGTTTCACTCATAGCTTCAGCCCCTTGTATCCGTTAAATGATTCGGCAACAATCATCACCCACCACGCGCGTAATCTCACCCCTGCGCCGTTCTCCCGCCACAGCGACAACAAAAAGCAGTAACCCCCTCCGCACGCACATGCGACCATGCCGCACAGGGAGGGAACAGATGACCGACACCACCATGCAATTGCTCAGTCAGGGCACAGACCCCGTGAAAATGCCGGATTTTGATATTCTCGCGGAGGGTAAAACGCTGTCAGGCGTGGCAGAGCGCCTGATGAGCCTGTCACTGACCGACAACCGGGGATTTGAAGCGGACCAGCTCACCATCACGCTGGATGATGCGGATGGTCAGTTGCAGCTACCGCCACGGGGCGCGCGCCTGACGGTTCTCATTGGCTGGAAAGGAGAACCGCTGACAGAAAAAGGCACTTACATTGTTGATGAAATCGCTCACGAAGGACCGCCGGACAGGCTGACTGTTTCAGCCAGAAGCGCAGATTTCCGGGATGAATTTAACGTTAAACGTGAGGTGTCCTGGCATGATGTGACCGTTGAGCGTGTGGTATCCGCCATCGCTCATCGGTATGGTCTGAAACCGCAAATCAGCGAAATGCTGATGGATATCGAAATCGACCACGCCGACCAGACCGAAGAAAGCGACATGTCCTTCCTTACGCGCATGGCGGAAATGCTGGGCGCAATCACCACGGTAAAAAGCGGTAATCTGTTATTCATCATGCCCGGCGGTGGCGTGAACGCACAGGGCCAGCCGTTGCCATCGTTCGCCATCACACGCAGTAGCGGCGATCGCCATCAGTTCCGCATTGCTGACCGCGAGGCGTATACGGGGGTACGCGCTTACTGGCTTGATCTTAATTACGGGAAAAAGAAAAAAGTCAGCGTGAAACGCCGCAAACCGCCACAACCGAAAAAAGAGAAAAGCAGCAGCCGTGAAGGTGATTATATGGAAGGCGCGGAAGGCAATGTGTTTGTGTTACGCAAGACTTATCAGAACGAGCAGGCAGCAAGACGCGCAGCGGCGGCAAAGTGGCAACAACTACAACGCGGAGCCGCATCATTCTCCATCACGCTGGCACGTGGACGAGCAGAACTCTACCCCGAAATGCATGGCACGGTAACAGGATTTAAAAGCGAGATTGATAATCAGGACTGGATCATTGCAAAAGCCGAGCACACCATTGATAACAGCGGCTTTACCACGCAGCTTGAGCTTGAGGCAAAAATCCCGGAATGGATAGCAGAAACAGAGTGAGCAACTTAGAATAGCGGCAGCACCACGTTAAGGGAGGTCGCTATGTTCCGTTGTCCGCTTTGTGGCGCATCTGCCCGTATCCGCACCAGTCGTCCGGAAAATGATTCAAACACCGTGCGGCAAAAGTATTACCAGTGTAACAATCTGGAATGCGGCGTATGCTTCTCAACACTGGAAGCTTTCCATAAATTCACATCAAAACACGCCTCCGGCGTTCACTCTTCAGAAGGTATCCCGTGGCATGAGCTGCCAGCTTCACACAGGGGAAACAATCAGATGAGTTTGCCTTTATCTCAGAATTAACAGGCAGAATTGCCGGAGTAACAAAAAAGCGATAGATTACGCGCGGGTGCCTTTCGGCTGATGGTCGGAGGGAATACCCGAAGGCCAGATGTGGAAAGGCCCCGGAAAACATTTCTGTTTAACCGAGGCCCTAACATATCTACCTTAAGCAAGTGATAGGTTAGCGCCTCTCCAACAAAGGAGCAAGCGCTATGTCGCAAAAATCGCTTACGGCCATCACGTTCTGCGTGACGGTAATCCTCATCATCTGGATGCTGCACGGTTCGCTGTGTGAAATACGGATGAGCTTCTGGGGAGCGGAGTTTGCGGCGTTCTTACAGTGTAAGCAGTAA